TATTCCTAGATATAAAGTAACACTAGCCGCCTACCGGACAGAATTTTCTTCATGAGTTTAAACGCGTTAACACAAATCCAAGCGGCGGCTTTGCTGTCGATTGCGCCACGCACGTTGCGTGATTGGGTTGATTGCCCACGCAATCAGGACGGCAGTTATCCCGGCCCTGCACTGGTAGCGTACTACGTCGCCAAACTAAACGGCAACGGCGAGTACGACAACCAGCGCGAACGACTCGCGGCAGCGCAAGCGGAAAAAGTCGAGACGGAAAACTTGGTGCGACGCGGCCAGTTGTGCGAAGTCGAAGCGGTCGCTTCGTTATGGGCAGATGTGTTAACTAACGTCAAATCCAAACTGCTAGGATTACCGACTAAACTTGGACCCCAACTTGTCAACAGAAACGAACCCGGTCAAATCGTCGGCATCATCCGACAGGAAGTCGTCGACATACTCGACGAACTTTCGTCTGATACTGGCCCGTTGTCGGGAGGCGTTGAAACCGCCACCGACGTTGACCGTGAGCCAATGGGCGGACCAGTACCGGAGACTGTCTAGCGAGTCTTCCGCCGAACCGGGCATTTGGCGTACCGACCGTGCCGAGTATCAACGCGGCATCATGGACGCCATAACCGATAACGGCGTGCGCGAAGTTTGGGTAATGAAGTCGGCGCAAGTTGGCTGGACGGAAATTCTAAATAACGTCATCGGCTATCACGTCCACCAAGATCCGGCCCCAATGCTGTTAGTGCAGCCGACGCTAGAAATGGCGGAAGCATGGTCGAAGGACCGACTAGCGCCAATGATCCGCGACACGGCGGTATTGACTAGCAAGATTGCCGACCCGAAGTCACGCGACAGCGGCAATACGCTATTGCACAAAAAGTTTACCGGCGGTCACTTGACGGTAGCCGGTGCGAATAGTCCTTCGGGTTTGGCAAGTAGGCCAATCCGAATCGTACTGTTCGACGAAGTGGATCGTTATCCGGCAAGTGCTGGCAGCGAGGGCGACCCGATTAGTTTGGGTCGCAAGCGCACCGCAACCTTTTGGAGTCGTAAAGTTTTGGCTGGATCGACGCCAACGATTAAAGGTTCTAGCCGCATTGAAGCCGGGTTCGAATCCGGCGACCAACGGTTTTATTACGTGCCGTGTCCGCACTGCGACGAATACCAACGCTTGCAGTGGTCGCAAGTGAAGTGGCCGGACAACCAACCGGAACTAGCCTGTTACGTTTGTGTGGCGTGTGGCGCTACGCTCGACGAAGCAGACAAGGCGGTGATGTTGCGCGAGGGCGAATGGCGCGGCACAAAAGAGTTTCGAGGAATCGCGTCGTTTCACATTAGCGAACTGTATTCGCCGTGGTCCACATGGGCGGATATGGCAGTTGCTTTTGTCGAGGCGAAACGATTTCCCGAAACTTTGCAAACGTGGATCAACACCGCGTTAGGCGAGACATTCGAGGAACGCGGCGAGGAAGTCGAGTCTGTTGGCTTGGCAGCGCGACGCGAACAGTACGACACGACCACGATTCCGGCTGGCGTGCTAATGCTGACGGCTGGCGTCGACGTGCAGGACGACCGATTAGAAGCCACAGTCGTAGGCTACGGACGCGACGAAGAAACGTGGGTTATCGAACACCATGTACTTCGAGGCGATCCGGGTTCCGAGTCGCTATGGCGTGATTTAGATAATTGGTTGTTGCAGAAACGAACGACGGACGACGGACGCACGCTCTTAATTGAGGCAGCGGGTATCGACTCCGGCGGTCACTTCACGCAACAAGTATATGGATATGCCGCCAAACGAAAGGCCCGGAGGGTTTGGGCCATCAAGGGTGCGGGCGGATTCGGTCGGTTAATCTGGCCGAAACGCGCAGGGCGGGCGGGGCGCACGTCGGCACAAGTCTTTATTGTCGGCGTGGATACGGCGAAAGATGTTTTGTTTGGTCGACTAAAGCGAATACAGCAACCCGGTGCGGGTTACGTCCATTTCGCTAATTCGCTCGACGAAGTGTACTTCGACCAACTAACCGCCGAAACGCTAGTACACCGCATGGTGCAGGGTCGACGTGTGCGTAGTTACCGCCCGCGCACGTCTGGATCGCGTACAGAGGCGCTAGACTGTTTCGTGTACGCTTATGCGGCATTCATCGGTCGACAGGGGCCAATGGTTTTGCCGAATCGCAAATCAAACGAAAAACCCGTCGAACAGCCGGTAGCAGTTACGCCGGTTGTCGAATCGCCGAATCCAATTAGACGGAGACTCCCAAGCCGACCGCGTGGTGGTGGTGGCGGGTGGGTCAACGGGTGGAGATGATATGGCAAATTTATTTGATTCCAGCAACTACCCGGTAATTGAACCGGACACCGTGCAAGCCGGGGACAGGTGGGCGTGGAAACGTCCCGACTTGATTAGCGACTATCCGTCGTCGGCATACTCGCTGTCGTATGTGTTTCGCCGTGACGTAACCGGCGAACGAATCGCCGTTAGCGCAACGCCGGGATCAGGTAGTTACGTCGTGGAAGTTGCATCTAGCACGACGGCGAATTACGAACCCGGAAAATACCATTGGGTCGCCTACATCACGCGCACGTCGGATTCGGCACGCGTCGAAGTCGGCTACGGCACAACGGAAGTTAAGGCGAACAAAGCCACGTCGAGCGAGGACCCACGGTCGTTCGCGCAGATTGCGCTTGATAACATCGAAGCGTACTTAAAGGACCCGACCAACATTGCAGCCGCGTCGTACTCGATTGCGGGCCGCAGTTTGTCGCGTTGGAATCGCGCCGATTTGTTTGTCGAGCGTGAGCGGCTGAAGGGCGAAGTTAACCGCGAAAAGCAAGCCGAGAAACTCGCCCGTGGGCTAGGATCAAATAGCACGGTTCGTGTGAGGTTTACCGTATGAAGTTATTAGACCTTTTCAAGCGAACCCCAAAGAAACCCCGACGCCGCGCATTTGAAGCGGCCAACACTGGCCGATTGTTTAACGATTGGATGACGGCCACTAAATCCGCCGACGCGGACATTCGATATACGCTAAAGGCAATGCGGGCGCGATCACGCGACCTTGCCCAAAACAACGATTACGCACGACGTTACCTAGACTTAGTGGCAACCAACGTGGTCGGACCGCGTGGCATCACGCTACAGGTTCGCGCACGGGAGCCGAACGGCGCACTGGATCAACTGGCAAACCAAATTTTGGAACGTGCTTTTTATCAGTGGGGGCGACCCGGCGTTTGCACGGTCGATGGCCGTTTGTCGTGGGTCGACGCGCAAAAAGTATTTATTGAATCGGTGGTGCGCGATGGCGAATGTTTCGTGTTGTTCGTGGAAGACGAAGCAAACCCGTTTCACTTCCGCTTGCAATTTATCGACGCCGACTTGGTGGACCAAGACAAAAACGAAGTATTACCCGACGGAAGCCAAATCCGCATGGGCGTCGAAGTTGACGCGACCGGGCGTCCGGTTGCGTACTACGTAAAGGCACGGCATCCAGACGACTACCAATTTTCGGGACAGTACGTCCGCGACATTCGCATACCGGCTGACCGCATGATTCACGCATTCCGACAGGATCGCGTCGGACAGACACGCGGCACGCCGTGGACGGCAACCGCGATGACGCGTCTAAAAATGTTGGGTGGTTATGAGGAAGCCGAGTTAGTCGCCGCCAGAATCGGCGCATCTAAAATGGGTTTCTTCATTTCGGAATCGGGCGACGAATTCCAAGCCGATGGCCCGAACGCCGACGGCACGTTAAACATGAACGCGCAACCCGGCGAGTTTATGCAACTGCCAGCGGGCGTAAACTTTAAGGAATACAACCCGCAACATCCGTCGACCGCATTTCGTGAATTCGAAAAGGCCATGTTGCGCGGTATCGCGTCCGGCTTGGGCGTTTCGTATACGTCGCTCGCTAATGACTTGGAATCGGTTTCGTATTCGTCCATTCGTCAAGGGTTGCTCGAAGAACGCGACCAGTGGCGCACGGTCCAGCATTGGATGATCGAACATTTTTGCCAGCCGGTGTATTTGCGCTGGTTGCGTAATGCATTGGACTTTGGCGCGGTATCGCTACCGGGCAACAAGTATTTTAAATTTAGCGAAACACAATGGGTTCCGCGTGGTTGGCAATGGGTCGACCCACGCAACGAAGCCGAAGCGCAGATTGTCGCCATTAATAACGGTTTGATGACGCGCACGCAAGCGCTCGCCGAACGCGGGTTAGACATTGAAGACGTGTTGCGCGAAAGGGCATCCGAAGACGAACTAATTACATCGGTTGGCGTGACGTTGCCGGGTGGCACAGCGCCGCAGAATGTAGCACCGGGGGTTTAATATGGCCGGTACTCACGACATTGTTTGCGATCAGGGCGCGACCTTTACGCGTGTATTTACTTGGGAAGATTCGACAGCAAATCCGATTGATCTAACTTTGTACACGGCGCGAATGCAAGTGCGTGCGACGGTTGGGTCGGCATCTACTTTGTTGTCACTGACGACCGAAAACGGCGGTATATCACTAGGTGGCGCAGCCGGAACTATTACCGTGACGGCAACAGCGACGCAGACAGCCGCTATCACAGCGGGTTGTTACGTCTATGACTTGGAAATGGTCACAGGCGCAGTCGTGACACGATTAGTGCAAGGATCATTTACCGTTGACGCCGAGGTGACGCGATGAGCGAAACCAGAGTTATCGTCGACGAAACTTTAAACAACGTCGTTGTTTCCGAAACAACGCAGAATGTCATTATTCGTGCGCCGGGACCGTCGGGCGCTGCTGGCCCTACTGGTCCGACTGGAAGCCAAGGCTCACAGGGCAACATCGGCCCGACCGGTTCACAGGGCGTGCAAGGCATCCAAGGTGTGCAGGGTGTAGCCGGTCCGACTGGCCCACAAGGTACACAAGGCGTGGCGGGTCCGACTGGACCGACTGGCACTGTTGGCGCGACCGGGCCGCAAGGCGCAACGGGTCCGACCGGCGCACAGGGCGCAGCATCGACCGTGCCGGGGCCGACCGGTCCACAAGGCGTCCAAGGCGTACAAGGCGAAACTGGCGCACAGGGTATTGCAGGGCCAACCGGTCCGCAGGGTTTACAAGGGGATACTGGCCCAACTGGGCCAACGGGCGCGGCATCAAATGTCGCAGGGCCAACCGGCCCAACCGGGGCGCAAGGCACGCAAGGCGATACAGGCCCAACAGGGCCGCAGGGATCGCAAGGCGTTCAGGGCGTACAAGGCAACACCGGGCCGACTGGCGCGACAGGTGACACGGGGCCAACTGGTCCAACCGGTGCGGCATCTACCGTGGCGGGACCGACTGGCCCGACCGGTCCGCAAGGTGTAGACGGGCAATCTTCCAGTTTTTACGAATATCAAGCGGACACTAACGTCACAAGCGGCGTTCCTACTAATGGGCATTTGTACTGGAACAACGCAACGCAAATTTCCGCGACGAGCATTGTTTTAAGCCATCTAGAGCAAAACAATTTAGACATTGATATTTTTCTAGGTATTTTGAAGGACGGCGATGTTATCGTCCTCCAAGATCGTAATAATTCCGCGAACTTCCAAAAATGGGAAGTGAACGGAACGCCGACCGTCGTATCGAACAGTTATGTTTCGGTTCCCGTTACGCTAGTGACTTCGGGCGGTACAGGCACAACTAATTTTGCTAATAACGAACAACTAATCGTTGTTATTCAGTCAATCGGATTAGTTGGCCCTACTGGGGCGCAAGGCCCAACTGGTCCTACCGGCGCAGCCTCAACCGTCGCCGGTCCAACCGGCCCGACGGGTCCGCAAGGCATACAGGGCGTTGCTGGTCCTACTGGTTCGCAAGGTACGCAGGGCATACAGGGCATACAGGGCGACGCTGGACCAACTGGCCCGACAGGACCGCAGGGAATACAAGGCGACACAGGGCCGACAGGACCGCAAGGGTCAACGGGCGCGGCTGGTCCGACCGGACCGACGGGAGCGCAGGGACTACAGGGCGATGTTGGTCCAACGGGGCCGCAAGGCGTTCAAGGTGTCCAAGGCGTCCAAGGCGTACAGGGTGCAGCGGGACCGACAGGGCCAACCGGCGCACAAGGACTACAGGGCGACATTGGACCAACCGGGCCGACTGGAAGCACGGGCGCAACAGGCGCTAGTGGTCCTACTGGTCCTACCGGCGCAACTGGTGACACGGGCCCAACTGGACCACAGGGCGTCCAAGGTATACAGGGCGTGGCTGGCGCGAGCGGCCCGACCGGACCTACAGGCTCAACGGGTTTAACGGGGCCAACCGGACCAACTGGCGGCAGTGGTTCTAATGCCTTTAGTTGGTTTATTTCTTGAGGTAACGATACATGGGAATTTTAGTATTAGACTCGACCACTAAATCGCTTGTCGTTGCCATGGCCGGTGCAGCCGCGACGACAAATCCTGATTTTACGGCGGCATGGGCGGACGATACCGGAACCGTCTTTACTGAAGGCGCGACCGACGGCGCTTTAAATGGCACTAGTAGCGTTACGCTAGTTGCAGCGCCAGCGTCCAGTACGCGACGCGTAATTAAAAACGTCACGATCCAAAACCGCGACACTGCCGCCGTCACGTTAACAATTTCGTATAACAATAACTCGACGCTTCGACAGGTTGCGAAAGTAACGTTGAACGTCGGCGACACTTGGACGACCGACGGAACATTTGATACCAACGGATCGTTAAAGCAAACTATTGGCACGGTCAACGTCTCTACGGTCACCGGCACGCTTCCGGTTGCCAACGGCGGCACTGGCACAACGACGGGCAGTTTGGTTAATTGCACGGTCGATGGCACTAATGCTGTTGGTTATCGAAACATTCCAATATCAGGTAGCGCGAAAACAACAAGTTACACATTAGCAACCGGCGACGTTGGCGAATACATCGAAATTGGATCAGGCGGCAGCGTCACTATTCCTAACTCAACATTTGCGGCTGGCGATGTGGTGTCGTTGTTCAATAACACTTCTGGAAACGTCACGATTACGTGTTCCATTACGACCGCGTATATCGCGGGTGAGGATTCGGATAAAGCAACGATGACTTTAGCGACTCGCGGCATTGCTACCGTATTGTTCATTTCTGGTACAGTTTGTGTGATCAACGGAAACGTGAGTTAAAGCATGAGCGGTTCGAATCTCATTCTGTTGGGCGGATCACCAAAAAAAGCCGCAGTCGATCCGTATTTCTACTCCGTCACCTCATTGCTTCACGGCGATGGGACTAATGGTGCCCAGAACAACACGTTTCTGGACTCCAGCACCAACAACTTCACCATTACGCGCAACGGGAACACAACCCAAGGCTCGTTCAGCCCGTTTAGTCAGACGGGGTGGGGGAACTATTTTGATGGGACGGGCGATTACCTGACCGTTGCAGATAACGCTGCTCTGGAAATGGGTAGTAGCAACTTCACTATTGAATGTTGGTTCTATCCATTGTCGTTACCGGCAGATGCACTTATTGCAGACTTTGGAAGCCAAGGCGCACAAGGAAGCCTTATTCCGTTTTATTGTTCAAGTTCAAACGTTGTCTATTACATATCAAGCGGCGGTGGTACTTGGAACATTGCAAGCGGCGTAAGTTTTGGTGGCACTTTGCGTATAGGGCAATGGCATCATCTTGCACTAGTGCGAAGCGGAAGCACTTTCACTCCGTACTTTAACGGTGTTGCTGGAACAACGACCACTAACGCATCCGCGATTAACGACGCCGCTGTAAATAAATTTATTGGTTCGGCAACAACTGGAACTGCCGCAGTCAATGGCTACATTTCTAATTTCCGCGTAGTTAAAGGCACCGCCGTATACACAGCCAATTTTACGCCTCCAACCACGCCCCTGACGGCTATCACCAACACCTCGCTTCTTACTTGCCAAGCCAACAGGTTCCTTGACGCTTCGTCTAACGCCTTTGCTATTACCCGCAACGGTGATGTCAGCGTCCAGCCCTTCTCGCCCTTCAACCCCACCACGGCCTACAGCACTAGCGCGGTCGGTGGCAGCGGCTACTTTGATGGGAGTGGGGATTACCTTAGCATCGCCAACAACTCGGCGTTTAACCTCGGAACGAACAACTTCTGCATTGAGGGTTGGTTTTATCCAACCACAAGCAACGCCACTCAACTTGTATTTAACAAGTGGGGAACCGTAAGTGATACCCAATCAATGTTCCAAATTGGGCGTATTAGTTCAACCTTTTATGCTCAATTAAAAACGACAGGCGGGTTTGTCACTCTTTCAACAGCAACGTGGATTCCAAATGCGTGGAACCATTTTGCAGTTGTGCGTAACGGCAGCACAATTTCTGCATATTTAAATGGTTCAAGGTTTGGGACTGACACTAGCAATCCGACGCTTAACAGCGGCACGGAAACAATGACCATCGGAAGCAAGCAGGCTCAAGACTATTTCACCGGATACATAACTGATTGCCGAATCGTAAACGGGTCTGCCATCTATGATCCGACTCAAACTAGCATTACGGTTCCGACTGCTCCATTGACTGCTGTTACCAATACGGCTTTCCTGTCTGCAAATACCAACGCCGGTATCTTTGACAACGCTGCCGTTGCGGATTACGAGACGGTCGGCAATGCCCAGATCAGCACCTCGGTCAAGAAGTACGGCACGGGGTCTATGTCGTTTGATGGAACGGGGGATTATTTAACAATTCCCTACAACCAGTTCATGAACTTCGGAACCGGCGATTTTACAATTGAGGGCTGGTTCTATTTGAATTCATTTGCAAATCAATATTACGTTTTGGGCGGCACTTGGACTACAGGTACGTCAGATGAATGGTTGATCCAGATTGAGAACAATGGGTCGCTGCGCTTTTTGACAACCGCAAATACTAGTTTTTTTGCAACAGGCCTTATTAAAACTGGCACTTGGTATCATTTTGCTGCGTCGCGCAATGCTGGTGTTATCAAGGCATACATCAACGGCACAGCGTTTGCCACGATTGCGAACACTAATTCCATCGGTTCTACGTCCAAGGTTCTAAACATTGGACAGCAGCCGGGAGGAACTTGGCCTTGGAACGGATACGTTGACGATTGGCGTATCTCCAAGGGCGTAGGCCGCTACCCCTACAACTTTACGCCTCCAACGGCAGAGTTCCCGAACATTGGCGGTACGGTCACGCTGACTGCCGATCCGTACTTTGACTACACCACTCTGCTGTTGCCCGGTAACGGCACCAACGGAGCGCAGAACAATACGTTCCTAGACTCGTCTACCAACAACTTCACGATTACCCGCAACGGCAACACGACGCAGGGTACGTTCTCGCCGTTCTCGCAGACGGGGTGGGGGAACTATTTTGATGGGACGGGTGATTATTTAGATGCTGGATCAAGCACCGCATTTGGTTTGGGCACGGGGGACTTTACGATTGAGATGTGGGTGTACCCGACTGCAAACCCAGCAAACGGGCCGGGTACGCTATTTGATTTGCGAACAGGGACGACCGCAACTGCTTGCAATTCAAGAATTGACTCGTCTTTAAATTTGTTGTTTTACAACGGCCCCGCAAACACCGAAATTACCGTTGGTACTGTCGCATTAAACACTTGGACGCAGATTGCGTTTGTTCGTTCGTCTGGCACGTTAAGAACTTACGTAAACGGTACTCAAAGAAATTCATCAACGGTATCGGGCGACCTTGGCACCACGCAGGCTTGTTGGATTGCCGCAAACCGTACTGCGGGATATAACTTCAACGGTTACATTTCTAATTTCCGCATTGTGAAGGGAACTGCCGTATACACGGCCAACTTTACGCCTAGCACGACGCCGCTTACCGCCATTACCAACACCTCCCTGTTGACCTCACGCGCAACGGTGATGTGTCTGTCCAAGCCTTCAGCCCGTTCAACCCCACGGCAGCGTGGAGTGCAGCGACGTATGGCGGGAGTGGGTATTTTGATGGGAGCGGGGATTACCTGACGGTTTCCAATAATGCGGCTCTGCAAATGGGCAGCGGAGACTTCACTATTGAATACTGGTGGTATCCGACCAGCATTGCCGGATATCAAAATCCGATTGATAAAGGCTACGCGCAGTCTGGTGGCTTGCTTCTGCAAACGGGAAATGGCGACGGGCAGATTGTTGTTTACGCTTCCGGCAGCGCGGTTATTACCGCAAGCGCAGCAGTCAGGGCAAATGCGTGGAACCACATGGCGCTTGTTCGTAACGGAACATCGCTGGTTCTATATCTCAACGGCGCTTCGGTTGGTTCCGCAACAAATAGTACCAATTTCAATAACGCATCGGATTTAGGAATTGGCGCAACTGCTATTGCCCCAAGCGGCGGCAGCATTGGTTCGTTCCCGATTGTTGGCTATTTGAATGGGGTGCGTTTTGTTAAGGGAACCGCCGTATACACCGCAGCCTTTACGCCGCCTACGGCTCCGTTAACCGCAATTACCAACACGCAACTGCTCTGCAACTTCACCAACGCAGGCATCTACGACGCTAGCATCTACGACGCTACGTCCAAGAACGACCTTGAGACGGTGGGCAACGCGCAGATCAGCACGACGCAGAGCAAGTTCGGCGGGTCGTCGATGTATTTCGATGGGACGGGGGATTATCTTGTAACGCGCACAACCGCAGACCTGCAAATGGGGACTGGCGACTTTACTTGGGAGTGCTGGTTTAGACCAAACAGCCTACCGGGTGCGGGGCAATATGAAACCTTGTGGGCGCAGCGGGCGAGTACGTCTGGATACGGTGGCCCATGCATAGTCATGGATTCTGCCGGAAATTATTTAATGTTTGTTTCCAACGCTGCAGCCACGAATTGGCAAATTTTAGGCACCGATTCTGGCTTGGATGTTTCACTCAACACTTGGCAGCATTTGGCTATCGTGAGGTATGGGAATACCGTCAGAATTTATAAAGACGGAATTGCTGGAACCTCTGCAACGGCATCTGAGGCTGTTGGTACTTCTGGCGCAACAACAGTCGGCGCTGGAACTGCCGCTGGCGACCAAGCAATAGACGCATACATCGACGACCTTCGTATCACCAAAGGCATCGCCCGTTACACCAGCAACTTCACCCCGCCGACTACGGCGTTCCTGACCCTGTAAGGTGACACATGACTCTTTATAGTTTTAAAGGCCATTACCCGGTTGAAGTCACAGACAACAACAAGGGTTGGTACGAAGTTCCCGCCAAGCCCGAAGCGCCAGAGGGCAAGCAGGTTGCGTGGCTAAACGGCGAGTGGGTCGTGCGTGATCCAAAGCCCGAGGATCGTCCCGGCTACCAATGGAACTGGAACCACGGCGAAATGGCTTGGGTAGAATGTGAGTACGTTGTGACGTTGCCAGAGGGCGAGGTGCCGCCGGTTATCGAGCCGACGCCGATCACCGCCTCTGCTGTAGCGAGTGACGAATTTTCGATTACAGTAGACGGGAATCCAATCTAATAGGGGTATTCCGTGCGAATTGCCGTGTATGCGATCAGCAAGAATGAAGCGCATTTTGTTAAGCGGTTTTGCGAATCTGCAAAAGACGCCGATTTAATCCTGATAGCCGACACTGGCAGTACGGACGATACCGCGATTGTTGCCGCCGAATGTGGCGCTATAGTGCAGGACATTTGCATTACGCCGTGGCGGTTCGATACGGCGAGAAATGCGGCATTGGCATTGGTTCCGCGTGACATAGACGTTTGCATTTCGCTCGACCTTGACGAAGTATTGGAACCGGGCTGGCGCAAGGAAATCGAACGCGTCTGGACGGAAGGCACAACCCGGTTGCGGTATTACTTCGATTGGGGTTGCGGGATTAAATTTCTGTACGAAAAAATACACGCACGGCACGGTTACTTGTGGCATCACCCATGTCACGAATACCCTGTACCGGATGGCCGTATAACGGAAGTGTGGGCGCAAACCGACAAACTATTGGTTAGTCACCATCCCGACCCGACGAAAAGCCGTGGACAGTATTTAGACTTGTTGGCGGTATCCGTAAAAGAAGACCCGCACTGTCCGCGCAATGCGTTTTACTACGCACGCGAACTGACCTTCTATCAGAAGTGGCACGAAGCAATAGCCGCTTTGAATAAGTATCTAGCCATGCCGCAAGCGACGTGGCCGAATGAACGCTGTTACGCGTATCGCTTACTTGGCAAGTCGCACGCCGAGTTAAACGATTACACGCAAGCCGAAGGGTACTTATTAAAGGCGTGTTCGGAAGCGCCGAATACCCGCGAACCATGGTGCGAATTAGCAATGCTGTATTACCGGCAAAACCGGTGGGCAGAATGCTACGCGGCGTCGATGCGGGCGCTGTCGATTAAGGATCGTGCGCTGGTTTATACGTGCGATCCGGCGGTATGGGGCCACTGGCCGCACGACCTAGCCGCCGTGTCCGCATGGAATTTAGGACTGCAAGCCGTCGCTGTTGAGCAGGGCAAACTAGCCGTGGAAGCGTCGCCAAACGACGCAAGACTGGCGCAAAACTTGAAGTGGTATACGGGGGCGCACAATGGCGATTGACCTAAAACCAACGGCAACGATGGCCGAGGAAGCCGAACGCGGGTTAGCGTGGCGCGAGGAATTTGGACGGGGCGGAACCGCCGTCGGCGTCGCTAGGGCGCGTGATATAAAAAACCGTGTTACATTATCACCGGAAACCGTCCGACGGATGGTTTCGTATTTTGCAAGACATGAAGTCGACAAGCAGGGCGAAGGGTGGTCGCCGGGGGAAGATGGCTACCCGTCCGCTGGACGGATTGCATGGGCGCTATGGGGCGGCGATCCGGGCCGCGCATGGGCGAATGAAAAAGACCGGCTATTAGATGCCGAGGAAAGCGAGGGTCGGAATATGGACCAACAAAGACACATTGTCGCCGTCGTCGAGGACGAAGCGACCGTAACCATTACGTTCGAAAAATCCGTAATGGACATGGACGAATCCGAGGAAGCCGAAGCCGCAATCGAAGCGGTTGAGGAAGCCGCCGAGGATGAAGCCGAGTTAATCGGCGAACGTCCCAAAGACGTTTACGGTAATGAGCCGTGGGAGGAAGATTACGCAGGACCGGCCAAACGCAAAGGCCCGGAGAAACGCGTATTTCGAAGCGCGGTATTCGAACGCGAGTCGGTGCAGGACGCCGACCGTCGGGTTAGTTTGGCATTCTCCAGCGAAGCCGCCGTCGAGCGCGGTTGGGGTATGGAAGTGCTGGACCATTCGCCCGGTGCGATAGATTCATCGTTTATTGGTAGTGGCCGTGCGCCGCTACTGGTCGACCATGACCCCGCCGACCAAATCGGCGTGGTCGAAATGGTTTCCTTGGGTTCGGATCGTGTTGCACGCGCCGTCGTTCGCTTTGGGAAAAGCCAACGAGCCGAGGAAATTTGGCAAGACGTGAAAGACGGGATACGTGGGAACGTGTCTGTTGGATACGTCATTAACGAGATGGTCGCTGACGGGAAGCGTGATGGCCGGGAGGTTTACCGCGCAACCAGTTGGTCGCCACTCGAAATTAGTATCGTGTCCATTCCGGCAGATACTAGCGTCGGCGTAGGCCGAAGCATGGCGGAAACGCCGAAACCGGAAGTTATTTCACATTCACCGAAGGTACAAATTATGAGCGATATTTCTAGCGAAGCCGTCCGCGAAGATGGCATGAAGGCCGAGCGCAGCCGCGTTTCGGCGATCATGGACCTTGCCGCCCGTCACAACCAGCGCGAACTTGGCGAGTCTGCCGTGCGCGAGGGTGCGACCATTGAGCAATTCCGTGGTGCGTTGCTCGACAAGGTGGCGTCCAAGCCGCTGAACGTCGACGTGGAAGTTGGTCTGTCGGACCGCGAGGCGCGTTCGTTCTCATTCGTGAAGGCCATTCGCGCTCTTTCGAACCCGCAGGATCGCCGCGCACAGGACGATGCCCGCTTCGAGTTTGAAGTCTCCGAAGCAGCCGCCAAGAAGGAAGGCCGCGACAGCCGTGGTATCACCGTTCCGGTGGACGTGCTGAAGCGTGATCTGACGACTTCGATTGCGTCCGGTACTTCGAAGGCTGGTAACCTTGTTGCGACCGACCTTCTGGCCGGTTCGTTTATCGACGTGTTGCGTAACAAGATGGTCCTGAACACCTTGGGCGCGCAATTCCTCACGGGCTTGCAGGGCAACGTGGCGATCCCGCGTAAGACTGCCGGTGCGACTTCGTATTGGGTCGGTGAGAACAGCGCCCCGACCGAGGGCAACATGACCTTTGATCAGGTCACGTTGTCGCCGAAGACGCTTGCCGCCTATGTCGACTACAGCCGTCGCTTGATGTTGCAGTCGTCAATGGATGTCGAGACGATGGTGCGTAACGACCTTGCCGCGTCAATCGCCGTGGCTATGGACGCTGCTGCTATCTCCGGTTCGGGTTCTAACCGTCCGACCGGCATTCTCAACACGTCCGGCATTGGTTCGGTCACGCTTGGCACGAACGGCGGAGCGCCGACTTGGGCCATGGTCACGGGCCTTGTTAAGGAAGTCGAGATTGACAACGCGCTCAACGGCGCGGCGGCATTCCTGACCAACGGACAGGTTAAGGCGAAGTTGGCGTCGACTCCGAAGCAGACTTCGGGCGTCGAGGGTAACTTCCTGTTGGGACCGGACGTGAACAACATTTACGGCTACCCGCTGGTTGTGTCGCAGCAAATCCCGTCGAACCTGTCGAAGGGTTCGGCGTCCGGCACGCTGTCGGCCATGATCTTCGGCGTTTGGAGCGACTTGTTGGTTGGTCAGTGGTCGGGCATCGACCTTATGGCCGACCCGTACACCGGCAGCAACGCTGGCACAGTCCGTATCGTGGCGTTCCACGACTGCGACTTCGCCGTGCGCCATGTCGAGTCGTTCGCCGAGTGTAACGAGATTGTGACCGCCTAATAACGGCGCAGTCTTGATTGATCTAGCATCAATCCGGGGCCGCCATTCAGGGCAACGTGCTGTTGTCTTGGGTGGCGGCCCTACCTTGTTATCGGACTTGCGCCGGGTCCGGCCACGCGTCCAGCGGGACGGCGTATGGATTGGCGTTAACCAGCATTCGTTATTGTTGGCGTTAGATTACGTGGTGTATCAGGACCGGGAACTGTTCCCAATCCTGACCGGCCACGGGTTCCCGTTGGTCACGCACCATAAGGACCAAGCGGATATATGGTCGGGCATTTGTCCCGACTTCGGCTTTTCTGGCGGCACTGCCGTTTGGATTGCCGAGTATTTAGGGTGCGAAGAAATCATCGTGTGCGGTTGCGATAACTACATGGAGAATCGCCGTTACTGGCATTCGAAGGTAGGCGACCGAGGGCTGGAGTTGGGCATTTCGGCGATCGGTGCGTGGCAGCACGTCCGCGACCGAATGCAAGACCCGACAAGGGTAAAAGTTGTAAGTGGCACACTAATTAAGGTATTTTCCGCGTATGAAGGTTGAAATGCGACGGTCCCGTATGTATGCGGGCAGAACCTTGGAAGCCGGACGGGTTGTCGAAGTCGACAACAAATTTGGCTTATGGCTAACGTCAAAAGGAATGGCGGTCCCGTATCACGGCGCGGAACCAGTCGCGGAACCGTCGATGCTGGACACCGTTTCTAACTTGATCGAAACACAGGTTAAGAAACGTGGACGACCGGCAAAAGGAAATTCTTAAATACCGACAGGTTTACGCGAAATATCCTGATTACCGGATGTTTCCCGACCGGCTACAACCGGTTGTCGCCGCTTTAAAAGGGCGGTCGGGTTCATTTCTCGACGTGTCTTGTGGCCGTGGCGAGTTGTTGCAAGCAGCCGCCGACATGGGTTTTGCGCCTATCACGGGAACGGAAGCCGTACCGGAGTTATGCGGCTACGGGATAACCGAGGCGCAGATACACGCGTTACCGTTCGACGATAACGCATTCGACGTGGTTACGTGCATCGACGTAATCGAACATTTGTTACCGCAAGACGTGATCCCGGCGTTGCATGAACTACAACGCGTAACGCGTAAGTATCTGTTGATTGCCGCAGCCGACTATCCGACTTATTGGGACGGCGTAAACTTGCATCCGTCCGCTCGACCGTATCCGGCATGGGATCAACTTTTTAGGCAGGAATTAACCGGCACGGTTCACGAAATCGGGCCAACGTCCACGTCGGTTATGTGGGGTATCACTTATGGCAGTTGAAACCGCAGCGGATCGCGCATCTATGTGCGCCGCGTCCGATTGGGGCGTGGCCGCTATCTACAAAAGCGGCGGCAAGCGTTACCCGGTGCAGGGCATTTTCGACCGCGAGTATATCGGCGTGAATGTGTCCGACGTGGAGTTTGCCAGCACACTTCCAGCGTTCCATTTCCCGACCGCATCGTTACCTTGTCGTGCGTATGTAGGCGATACGCTTTATATCGACGACGACGTGTATACGATTCGTAACATCGAAAACGATGGAACTGGCATCACTCGCTTGCGGCTGGAGGCGACCGAATAATGGCGCACGTCAGACAGCAAATCCGCGAAGCGTTCGCATCCGTCCTGACCACGGCAAACGTGGCATCGACTATTTCATCGTCGCGTGTATACCCGTTACCGGCAGACACGACGACAGCGGCGTTAATTTATACAAACGCCGATAGCGTTACTGATACGACATTGCACGCGCCGCGTAACTTAACCCGCGAACTAATTATCGTGGTCGAGTGTGTTGCGCGAAAACTTGCAGATTTAGACGACCAGTTAGACACGCTTTGTAAGAACGTAGAAAACGCCGTTGGCGCTAACAACACATTAAGCGGGCTGGTTAAAGATTGCATCATGGCGGACACAACAATTACGCACGACTTCACAGGCGACGCGCCGATTGGGTCGGCTAGGATGCAATTTCGAGTTATGTATAGGACCGCAGAAAACAACGCGGAAATTTCAGTTTAGTTGAGAGGCAAAAAACATGGCAACACATCACGGGTCGGAAGGATTGGTAAAGATTGGCGCAAACACGGTCGGCGAAGTCACCGGGTTTTCGTTCACGCAAACGGCAGAGTACGCCGAGGACACCACGCTGTCGGATACCGCGAAGACGTACAACGTCACCGCGATTACCGCGTGGAACGGAAGCGTTACCGCGTTTTGGGATGAGACGGACACTAACGGCCAGTTGGCTATGGTGACCGGCGCAAATGTGGCGTTGAAGTTGTACCCCGAAGGCGCGACGACTGGCGACACGTACTACTATGGCGATGCGTTGGTTACGGAAATCACACGCAACGTGCAGCGCGGCGCGATCACCGAAATTTCGTTTAACTTCGTCGGTAACGGCGCGTTGACGACGGGTACAGCATCCTAACAGTTGAGGGTTTATGGATTGGAAAGATAAAGCCAAATCGCAATTTGCGGAACGGCGCAAGCCAGAAACGCTAGTTGCGATCCCGGTTCCAGAATGGGACACCACGGTTTATTACTGGCCGGATATGACGCTGGCGGAAAGACGCGAAATCTTTTTGCTGGCGAAACAGGATGGCGATTCGACCGTGTTGGACCTAGAAGCAATGGCGGTAACGCTGTTGGTTCGGGCGCGGGATAAGAACGGCAAACGAATTTTCGTCAATGCGGAACGGCGCGAATTGCTCAACGAATACGACCCGGAAGTGATGGCTACGATTGTCGCAGCCATGAACAACGGGACCGTATCTGTGGAGGACGCCGAAAAAAAATAATTGAGGACGTGCAATTAAGGATGATTTACGCACTAGCGTTACGTCTGCACGTCCTACCGGAACATATTTTCGAAATGACGGAAATCGATTTTTCCTATCTGATCGCAACCTGTAAGTTAGAAGCACAAGAGCAGGAAGACAAATGGCGCAAGCACAAGTAATCATTACCGCAGTCGATAGGACACAAGCGGCGCTAAAGTCGGTATCTAGCGGCATGAAGACGCTAGAAAAGACCGCGAAGGTTACTAGCAAGGCCATTAACCTTGCTTTTGGGTTGCTAACTGGCGCGGCATTGCTTGGAAGTTTTAACAAGATTGCCGAAGCCGCGAAGAAAACCGAGGAAGGGCGTCGAGCGATTGATCGTTTCAACGCCGCGCTAAAAGACCCGACGCTAGTACAAGCAGCCAACAGTTTTACCGCAGCACTTGTTACCGGCTTTGCCAAGGTAGTCGAGTTTTCCGCCGAGGCGCTTCGAGGCGTTAAGGCTATCGGTCAAGAAATGGGCGTTATTGGTCCAGACATTGACCGTTCGCAGTTGACCGGCAATCGTGGCGGGTTCCGTGGATTTGCGGCGCGTGGTCGTCGCAATTTCAACGAAACGACCGCGATGGAAAACGACTGGAAGTTTCGGCAAAAGGCGCTGGCAACTGAAAAGAAGTGGGCCGAAGCCGCAGCGGAAGCACGCGCCAAGGTAAACGAAGCCGACGCAGCGCGGGCGCGAGAAATGGCCGCGTTTAAAAAAGACTTGGAAGAAATACCCGAGTTGTTTTCTACGACGTTTACCGCAGCCGACGTAACCATGGCATCCAGCGTTCAAAATATGCTGGAAGAAATGAACATGGCCGACGATATGATGCTGAATTTTGCCCAACAAGCAGCATCCAGCATACAAACCGCGTTTGCCGATTTCCTGTTTGATCCGTTCCAAAACGGTTTGCGCGGCATGGTTAAAGGATTTATCGACGCGATCCGTCGCATGATTGCGGAACTAATGGCGTCTTATCTGTTGCGCCAATTCTTCCAGTATATGAGCGGCTTTGGCGGTATCGCCGGTAGCATCGGGCAGTTTGCCGTTTCTACACTATCGGCGCGGGCCATGGGTGGTCCGGTCACTGGCAATACGCCATACATGGTCGGCGAACGCGGGCCGGAATTGTTCGTGCCGAATACATCTGGCAGCATTGTTCCCAATCACGCCATGGGTGGCGTAACCGTGTCGCCGGTTTACAACATCGACGCACGCGGGGCCACGGCAGATTTGCAAAAGGCATTGCCGGGAATCATGGCCGAAAACAATCGGCGCATATTCGATGAACTAGACCGACGTTATGGGATAGGGCGATGACCGACTACATACTACCGCCGGATTTAGTCGCCAACGAAATACAGTGGCGCATCCTAGACAACACAGCGTCGTATTCGTCTCCGCTTTCGGGAGCGGTTAAGACTTATTCCCGGCCCGGTAATAGGTGGGCCGCTACGCTGTCCTTCCGTGCGCTGTCGGATCAGAAACGACGACGCTTGCTGTCATTGCTGGCCGCGTTGCGCGGTCGCTCAAATCGGCTATGGTTTACCGAACCGGGCTATTCGTTTGCCGGTTCCTTTTCCTGTCCCGAGTTGATCACTAACAACGCGGCAGTCGTGACGACTACAGGGTGGTCATCGTCGAGCGCCGAAGTCGCATTGTCGGCAGACTCGCACTTTGGCTTGCGTCTTGCCCGCACAGCGGTTACGGCAGACGCCTACGCCTACCAATCCGCAGCCACTACGGTTGCCAGTGCGCCCTACGCAATACGGGCCGTTTATGGGGCCGGAAAAGGCAACGTCCGTATTGGGGCGGCGGCTGGTACGTCGCAGGGCGGCACGACGCTATTAAACGGCACTGTACGTACAGCAGCCGGACGTTATACCGATTCGTTCACGGCGTCCGGTACATCGACGCACGTTAGTTTCTACGACTACTACAGCGGACGTGCAGCCGGAGCGTTTCAGTTTCTTTCGTGGGCGTCACTGACACGTTGTGCGCTAGTGGCGGGCGGATCGCAAACTGGCGGGGCGTTGAACATCGACGGCTTGCCGACTTCGACAAACGGGTTGGCCCGTGCGGGCGATTGGGTCGAGATTAACGGCGAACTAAAGCGACTAACCGCCGACCTTAATTCCGACGATAGCGGCGCGGGTTACATCATGTTCGAGCCGACGCTACGCACGTCGCCAGCGGATAACACGCCAGTCGTGTTCCGTAATCCAATGGGGCGTTTCCTATTGGCCGAGGATGCGGGCAGTTGGTCGACACGACCCGGCACGCTTTCAGAAATGACGATTGATCTAGTCGAGGACATAGCCTAATGACGCGTTGGGTTAGCAACACGAACCAAACGGAAGCGGCGAAGGCGTCGCTTTTTATTATCACGATGGCGAAACTGGAATTCGATTCCGGTACGGTCTACGTCCACGACGGCGTTGGTAGCGTGACCTTCGACGGTAATACGTACTTGGGCGTTGGCAAATATGGTTCGTTCGACATTATCGACGAAAACATTGATACCGTTGCCCGTGGAATTAAAGTCACATTGTCCGGCGTCGATACGTCGCTGGTCCCTATCGTGATGGACGAAGTTTATCAGGGCCGACCGGCAACCTTTTATGTCGGGTTTTTGGATCAAAACCTAAACTTTGTCGCCGACCCCGAAGAAATCTGGTCGGGCCGCATGGACACCATGTCAATTAGCATGGACCAAAACAGCGCGGTCATTTCGTTATCTTGTGAATACCGTTTGAGAAAAGAGCCGGTATTAGCAAGGTTCACGGATGAGGACCAGCGCCTAGCATTTGCTGGCGACACATTCTTTAACCTAACGCAATTCATCCCACGCTATAAAGCGACATGGGGCGACAAACCGACGAACTTTAGTGGTGGTGGCGGTCGTCCGTATGATCCTAACTTCCGTTTGGACCCGTTCTAATGCGACACGAAGATTGGGTCGACCGCTTGTTTGCGGCGATTGAGCAAGTTAGTACCGAAACCTTTGCATACGGCAAAAATGATTGTTGCCTGTTTTCGGCGCGTGTCGTCGATGCAATGACCGGTAGCGACTACGCAAAACGTCTTGCAGAAATGTATCACGACGAAAAAACCGCACTTGCTTACATCAATTCGCACGGGTCCATTCAGGAAGCCGTGAAGGATTGGCTAGGCGAACCGTGTATATCTCTAGCGTATACACAGCGCGGCGACGTGGTGCTGTTCAACAACGAAGGACGCGAAACCCTAGGTATTTGCGTTGGTGATCGGATCGTGACGGTCGGCGAAACCGGCATTGCTCACGTACCCATGGCACAGGCTATTTGCAGTTGGAAGGTTAAATAATGGCTCCAGTTGTAAGTGCGGTAACAAACTTTTTGTTAGTGGTTTTTGGCGGCACGTCTGCCGCAGCCACGGTTGCCGCAATGGTGGCCGCTAACGCCATTGTCTACATTGGCGGCAACTTGCTTTTGATGAAGGTTTCGCAAGCGTTAGGTCCGAAGGTTCCACGCGCTACGTCACGACCGCCCGACGTGGAATACTCCGATACGGTTGCACCGCGTCGCATTGTCTACGGCGAAAACAAGATTTCTGGAATGAACGTCATTCCGGCGATTGTGACCGGATCAAAAGGCGAATATTTGCATCAAGTGTTGGCGCTGGTCGGACACGAAGTCAACGCAATAAACACCGTTTACTTTAACGACGAAGCGTTAACGCTAAACGGCAGCGGCGACGTAACAGCCGGTAATTTTTCCGGCAAAGCATCGGTCCGTAAGTACACAGGAACATCGACGCAAACGGTCGATAGCATCCTAAACGCCGCGATTACGGAATGGGATTCCGACCATCGTGGACGCGGTATCGCGTATTTAGCGTTGCAATATACTTTCGACCAAGAGGTATACCGCAACGGCAAACCCGACGTTACCTGTATCGTGCAGGGCAAGAAGTGTTACGACCCGCGATTAGACACGTCACCGGGTGCGAATCCGACAAACTCGAGTTACGCCGCGTACACGACAAACCCGGCGTTGTGTCTTGCCGACTATCTCATGGCGTCGTATGGGTTGAGCGAGGACGGAAGCCGCGTCGATTGGGCGTCCGTTGTAACAGCCGCAAACATTTGCGACGAAAACGTAGCCATTCCGGGGTCGACGACGCAAAAACGGTATACCTGTAATTTGGTGCTGGAAGCGACCGCCGAATTCGAGAACAACATTCAAGCGTTGACGCAAGCCATGATGGGCGCGTGCTACTACTCCGGTGGTAAATGGCGCATGGCAGCGGGCGCGTGGTCATCGTCGGCGTTTAGCATTACCGAAGACGACATTATCGGACAGGTGACGGTCCAGACGGCACAGAGTCGTAAACGCGAAGGTTATTACAATGCCGTTCGCGGACAGTTTGTCGACAAGGACCGCAATTATCAGCCGGTCGAGTTTGAGCCGATCCTAAACTCAACATACGAAGCGGAAGACGGCGAACGCATCTACACCGAAGTCGCGTTCCCGGCGTGCAATAACCAGTACGAAGCGCAGCGTAACGCCATCATTCTGTCGCGCCAATCGCGCCGACAAAAGACAGTGCAAGTCGTTTGCAGTCTGAACGCCTACAAAATACGTCCGTTTGAAACTGGCACGGTCACGATTGCCGAAGTCGGCTGGACCAATCAAACCGTGCGTTGTATCGGTTGGAAATTCCGACCGGAACCGGCCATCGAACTTACGTTGATTGAAGCAGCGTCGAGCGATTATAGCGATCCGTCGACAGGGACGTATGTAACCCCGGCATCCGTCGTGGTAAGCGATCCGGCGACTTATTCGCCCGGTTCGCCACAATCGTTCACGGCAACGCAAGAAATCGAATCCATCTTGCTATCGTGGGCCGCACCGTCTAACAGCGTTCCCGGCATTCTGTACCGTGTATTTCAGTACACAGCGTCGACGCCGTTTTCGTCGGCCACACAGATTTACGAAGGCGCAGATACACAGTTACGTGTGCCACGCACCGATACCGCAACGCGGTATTTTTGGGTGCAGTCGTACTATGGAGTTACTGGCGGCACATCCGACCCGACGCCATCCGGCGCGGGCCTGTCGTCGTCCGGCAAAATTGCCACGCTTAACGGCTACCTGACGAACGAAGCGACGCTAGTACCAGCAGATTCGTCCGGCACGGTTAGCAGTTACGCGGATGCGGTCGGCTTGTTTAAGTTGTTTAGCGGTCCGAACGACGTTACCGCCAGCACGACCTTTGCCGTCGTTTCCGAAGTAAATTGCGATGGCGATTTGAACACTGCCGCCAACACGCCGGTTAGTGGTCAACCGATTGGTTACTATCGCGTCACGTCACTAACTGCCGATACCGGACAATTCACCATGTCGGCGACGTATGGCGGCGTTACCGTTACCAAGGTATTTACCGTAGGCAAAGCCAAAGCCGGTACTAGCGGTACAAATTCCGTATCGATTGTTTTAAGCCGCACAGCGGTTCAATTAACCGCCTACGCCGACGGCAGTGTGCCGAGTTACGCGGACGCATCCGGCCAGTTGACCGTTTATAGCGGCGCGACGGACGTAACCGCATCGGCTACGCTGTCCGCGTCGGCCAGTAGCGGCGTTACTGGCACAATTAACACGGCGACGAACACGCCAGTTAGCGGACAGCCAAAAGGCTATTACCGCATTACGGCCATGTCGGGCGACGTTGGTTCGTTGACCTTCACGGTTCTATACAACGCCGTTACGTACACGGCCACGTTTAGTGCATCGAAAAACAAAGTTGGATACGAAATCGTCGGATCATTGCCGTCGACCAATCTTTTCGAGGGCCGAATCGTATTCCTAACGACCGACGACAAGTTGTATCGCTACACCGGGTCCGCATGGACGGCAGCGGTTAGCGGCGCGGATATTACGGCTGGAACGCTACAAACGGCAGCGTTCGCGTCGAGCATCGAACCCGTAACCATTGTTTCGTCGGTTCCCGGCACAAAGTCGACGAATTCTATTTTCAACACGACCGACGGCAAGTTGTACCGTTGGAATGGTTCGTCGTATGTCGCGTCGGTTGCGACAACTGATTTGTCGGGACAGATTACCGGCACGCAGATAACCGACGGCGCGATCACAACCGCCAAGATGACGGCGAACAGTATCAACGGCGACCGCATATCTGCCGGAACTTTGGACGCTTCGAAGATTGTTGCCGACAGTATCACTGCCGGACAAATTGCAGCCGGAGCGATTAATACTACCGAGTTGGCCGCAAATGCGGTTACATCCACAAAAATTGCCGTTGGCGATTTTACCGTACAGGCTAAAAACTTTGGTTTTGAAGAAGGCGACACGGACTGGAACAAAGGTGGCGGCTGGTCTATCAACGCCAATAATGCCCGCACAGGGTCGTGGTCCGCAGCGTGTACGTCTACTTCGCCATCGGCATTGCGTAATTCACAAGTAGTGCAAACAACGCCGGGTGAAGTGTTCTATGTTGAGGCATGGATTAAATACAGTGGTGCTAGTGGCAACGGATCATACGTCCGCTTGCGAGGCTTGGATTCCGGCGGATCAGAAATTAGCACGCAAGCGGGTAACACTGTTGCCACTGGCAATACTAGTTACGTAAAATCTAGCGGCACATTTACTGTTCCGGCAAGCGTTGTCGCGGTAAATGTCGAAGTTGTATCTGATATTAGCGGCGGGACCACCTATGCCGACGACGTGCGAATGATTCGTGCGTCTAACTCCGTATTGATCGAAGATGGCGCGGTTATCGCCGCAAAGGTAGCCGCAAACGCCATCACCGCCGACAAAATTAGCGCGGGTGCTGTCACAGCCGCGAAAATCAGCGTTACTAACCTTGCGGCGATTAGCGCCGACTTGGGCAGTATCACTGCCGGTACTATCGTATTGCCGTCGGGCGGCTTTATTCGCTCCGGCCAAACCGCGTACAACACCGGAACCGGTTTCTATATCGGCAACGATAGCGGAACGCCGAAATTCTCATTCGGCAACCCGAGCGGAAAAAATATCCGTTGGGATGGTTCGGACCTAACCGTTAACGGCGGCATCATTCTTACCGGCAGCGTCGCCAGCAACGCCATTACCGCCAGCGCCACGGACCTTCCAGCCGACGTAACGCTAACCAGCACAAATAGTGGTGTCGATAACACGCTGTCGACCATTACGATTACAGCAACCGGCAGCACGAATATGCTGATTCGGTGCGACTTGACGTTTAAATTCACGCTGGCGACCGGAAGTCTAATCAACATTTACAAGATTTATCGCGGGTCGACGTTGCTGGTCGACATTCCGATTACCAGTCTTGCGTCGGGCGGTACGTACCGTGTGCCGTTGCAATACATGGACACGCCGTCGGCTGGCAGCACGACCTATTACATCAAAGTCGAGCCGACCCTAGGCGGCAGCACGACATACATTTACGAAGACATTATTAGCGTCGTTACGGAATTCAAACGATGAGATACGCCACGGTTGCATCGAACGGTCGCATTGTCGGCATTTTTACGTGCGAACCCGAACTACTGCCGCTACGTCCGAAGCCGGATGGCGCGGAATTTATCGAATGCGAGTCTGCAAACGCGGCTAATTCCTACTGGAACGGCAGCGAGTTTGTCGACAAGCAGCCGTCGAGCGTAACGCATACGGTCGCTGGAAATACGGTCACGATTACCGGATTACCCGACAACGCGATTATTAACGTCACGTTGCCGGATCGCTACGAAGTCTATCAAGCGTCAACAGAATTTAGTATTTCGTTGCCGGGACCGGGCGGGTATGTGTTCCAAATCGACCCGTGGCCGTATCTGAAAAAGACCTTTGCCGTTTTGATTGAGGGATAACTTATGGACGTATCGAAATTTAAGGTTCCGCCCGGATCGCTAGTCCTCGACGTAGCGTTGGTATTTGGTTTGGTCTACGCCATGGGCCAGATTACGGAACGATTAGAAGGAATTTCGAAACGTCTGGAAGTTGTCGAGGCGGTCAAGATTCAGCCAGAAGCCGACCGGCGCATTGCCGTGATTGAGGCGCAGATGGCTAGTCAAACCGAGCGATTAAAGAGCATAGAAACAAAACTAGACCGAGTGTTAGAGCGACGCTAAACGATGGGGGGCGGCTATGGAACTATTCGAAATCTTCACGCGTGCATGGCCGGTCATACTCGCACTGATTACGCTAATTATCGTTCTATCGAAACTCGACTTACGGGTTGCGGTACTCGAAGACAAGATAAAAACACTGTTCGACCTAGTGAACAAACGGGATAAGTGAGGCACGCCAAATGACGACGTTATTATCGACATTCTTATCGTTCCTTGCTGGCGGCTTGCCGAAGATTCTGCAAATCTTCCAAGACAAGCAAGACAAGAAGCACGAACTAGCGTTAGTAATGGCGCAGAAGGAACGCGAGTTAGCACTTGCCGAAAAAGGATTTATCGCACAGGCCCGCGTCGAGGAAATCAAGACCGAGCAAATCGCCATGGAGACAGCCGCAGAGGAACGCGTGGCGCTGTATCAGCACGACATGGAAATTGGAAAAGGCGCGTCGCAGTGGATCATCAACCTTCGCGCCAGCGTGCGACCGGTTGTTACCTATATTTTCGTGCTGGAGTTGGTCGCGCTAAACATTGCTGGCGTCTGGTACGCCTACTCGACCGGCATTCCGTTTGTCGAAGCAATGGAAAACGTCTTTGGCGATGACGAAATGATTATTCTGTCGTCCATTATTGCGTTTTGGTTTGGATCACAAGCATTCCAGAAAAAATGAAAGTTAGTCCGGCGGCAATCGCAATGATCAGCCACCATGAAGGCGTAAGAAACAGGCCGTATTTGTGTCCGGCTAAACTATGGACCGTGGCCGTGGGACATGTGCTGTACCCCGAGCAAGCAAAACTGACTGTATCCGATAGGCTACAGTTCCAGTTACGGCCAGAAGATAATCGGACATGGAGCAATGACGAAATTAACGCTTTACTTGTTTCGGACCTTGCGCGATTTGAGCGCGGCGTGGCCCGATATTGCCCTACTGCTGTTAATCATCAAGGCCAATTTGACGCACTAGTAAGTTTCTCGTTTAACGTCGGCTTGGGAAACTTGCAGCGGTCCAGTCTTCGGATGAAACACAATCGCGGCGACTACGAAGGCGCAGCCGAAGAATTTATGAAGTGGACCAAAGGCGGCGGTCGTGTACTGCCGGGGCTGGTTAAGCGTCGACTCGACGAGCAACGGCTATATATGCGGGGGTTACATGGCACGACGTAACGACGGCATTCCTTCCAGTTTTATGGTCGCAGCGCATAAAATCGAGGTTGTAACGGTTCCCGTTAAGAAGTGGAAGCACGGTAAAAATTGCGTGGGAATGTATTTGCCGGATCAGTACCGCATCGAAATTATCGGATCACTGAAAGGGTCAAACCGACAACAGACATTCGTTCACGAATTGCTGCATTGCATCACTGACATTGCGGGTTATCACGAACTGTGCAGCGATGAAGTCTTTATCGACTCGACCGCGCATTTACTCGCGCAAGCATTAGTTACATTCGAGCCATCTACTTATGACAGACCGAAGACCTAAAAACCTAATATCGCAAGACGTATACGAAGCGTTTTGCCGCAACGACAGAAATGTATCGGCAACCGCACGCGAGTTAGGACTTCACCGCCAAACCGTAATTTCTCACGTTGACAACGTAGAAAACGGCGAGAAGCGCAAGATTAAAGGCGACAACGAACTAATCTACCTTCGCCAACAGGTTAAGCAGTTACAAAAACAGCAATTAACCGACGAAGCGGTACGGGCCGAACTGCTGAAGGTAGCCGCAGCCACGCCGAAAACGCCGGACTGGTTAACCAAGCCGAGCAAACCCGCAACCGACCTTATGGGTGTGCCGACGCTGTTTGCGTCCGACTGGCACTTTGGCGAGGTTGTACGGCCAGCCGAAATCGGCGGCGTTAACGAATACAACATGACGATAGCAAAGGAAAGGGCGCGAACCTTTATTAATGTCGCCATCGACCTATTGCGTAACCATTTGCGCGGCAAATATCCGGGCGTCGTCTTCGCGTTGGGTGGCGATATGCTATCCGGCGACATACACGAAGAACTGTCGGAGACTAACGAGGTTCCGACCATGCCCGCATTGCTGGAGTTGGTCGGCGTGCTGGCGTGGTGTATTCGAACCTTGGCAGACGAATTCGGAAACGTGTTCGTGCCATGCGTCACTGGCAACCATGGCCGGACCAGCCGCAAGCCACGCGCCAAGCGGCGCAATCACACTAACTTCGATTGGTTGCTGTACCAATTGTTGCAGCGGTATTTCGAGAACGACAAACGCGTGACCTTCCTAATTCCCGAGGGGCCGGACGCGTACTTTATGGTTCATAACACGCGTTATTTGCTTACTCATGGTGACCAATTCCGAGGTGGCGACGGCATGATTGGCGCACTAGGCCCGATTAGCCGGGGCGATAAAAAGAAACGCGCACGCAACGGACAAACCGACCGGTCCTTTGACGTAATGATGCTAGGACACTGGCATCAATACATCCATCTGACGCGATTTTGTGTCAATGGGTCGTTGAAGGGATACGATGAATACGCCGACGCTAACAACTTCGACGTTGAGCAAGCACAGCAAGCCATGTGGATTACGCATCCACAGCACGGCATCACGTTTCGTATGCCGATATTCGTACAACGCAAAACGACTACGGAAAAAACAGAATGGGTGTCCTTACCCAAGAGCAACTAGACGAACTGTCGTATTGCGAACACGACCGTTGCCAGAATTGCCATTTCTTTAAGTACCGCAACGCGGCGTTTTGTTGCACGCATCCAGCGGTAAACCAGCCGCTTGACGGCGACTGTAAGTGCGACGGCGTGCTGTTTATTTCTTCACGACCTTACGCACGGGAGCATTGCGCCGACTAGCCGACTTCGGCGGTTCCGGCTTTTGCGGTTCAATTCCCGTAACCAGCGTTTTTAAGTAGGTCCAAAACGCAACGAACTTCGCTTTAATCGTTTCCATTTGTCACCTATCTAGTGTGTCCATCGGGTGCAATTCGTCTTGCGGTATCCAATACGCCGGTCGATTGTGGCCTTTGTCGCCCCAAAATCGCTCCACCTTACCTTCGACCGCATCAATCCAACCGGCCAGCCTATAGACGCCGTACTTGCCAATAACCAGCACAAAGCGCCGGTCCGGGTCCTCGTCGTGCAGAATTAGACAGCCGTTCGGGTGCGGAGTGTACCGCACGTCGAATGATCCAGCGTCATTTGCCCGGATGCGTTCCGCACCGGTCCAATAAATGCCGAACGCTTTGCATACGGCCATTTCCGCGCAGCAACCTTCTATATCCTGTTCCCAACGATTATTATCCGGTTGCCCGTGCGTCCGTTGTGCATTTGCCGAGATAGCACGCACGCGACGTACTACCCCGGCATTAGCCGCCAGCATTATTTCCTGTGCTGACAGTTGGACCAACATTAGCGAGTGTGGACTTCCTTGCCGTGATACTGGCGCTGTCCGGTTTGCCAGTCTTTCAGCAACTTGCGAAGCATTTGGTTTTCTTCATCCAGCGCGGCCACGCGGCCATTAAGAAACTGGATTTCTTCGCGCTGACGCTTGATCACAGCGTCGCCCCAAATCGACTTATTATCCCAAATCAATTGATTATCCATTGCGCGACCTTCCACGTTACGCCAACAAAAATACCCGTGACGATTGCAAGCAGGACGGTTCCGCCTATCCCAACGATCACGGTTGTTACCTTGTCTTTTGAATCTGTATTCATAAGAGTTGCCGACTACGCGCACGGCGTCGGCGTACCGCTAGGGAGCGTGGCGCGATCACGAATGATTAGAACGGAATTTCGTCGTCGAATTCTGGATCGACAGCCGGGGCCGCTTTCGGAGCCGGAGCCGCGCTAGATTCGCCAACGGGTTTGTACTTCACGCCGAAATACTTTCGACCGTCCTTGGATTCGTTAACCCACGCATCGACGTAGTATTCGACGCCAGCGATAACCGCTTTGCCGCGATAGTCGGCGTCCTTTTTACCTTCGCGTTTGCGGTCATTCTTAAACAGCGCACCGCTATTGTCTTTCCTTTCCATTATTCAACTTCCACCGTGATTGCTTCTAACTCCGACTTGCGCCGGTCCTTTGCTTCGTTTAAGCGGCGTTCTAACTCGCCGTCTTTCGCTTTTTTAGCGGCTTTGATCGCAGCAATGTACGCATTCTTTAACGCGTCCAAATCTGCCGCGGCCATGATTGCGTCGACCGGATCGACTGCCGTTTCCATTTCCGTATACGCCACTGGCGTACCGGCCATGTCGCGTACTTCCTCAACCGTATACGTGCCGACCGTAACGCCGGGGTACACCGTGCGGACACCTTCGCTAATCACGCGGGCTTTCAACATGGCGCGTGGGAACTTTGCCCACGTCGGGTTATTGGCAACACCGGCACGCTTGGCACGTTCGATGGTCCAGTCGACAACGACCGAACCACCCTGCGGGTGCGTGAAGCGTGCAGATACCTTGTCGTCCGTAAAGTCGAGCCACTCGACGCGACCGCCCGCAGTCTGGAATCGGGCCAGCATTGCATCCGACTTTAATGCGGGCTTTCCGTTTATCACATGGTAATCACGCGCCGCAATGGCTGGGTGCAAACCTTCGGCTTGCGCGATAAGCATTAGCGACATGGCTTGCTCTGGCGTTCGCACGCCAAACATTCCCGACTTCGCCACGGCAACAGCCATGGTTTGAATATCGTTTACCGATACGATTGCATTAGACATTTTGAATTTCCCGTAGTTTTGTAACCATAGCGTCGACTTCGGTTAAGAACTGGTCGACGTTTTCTTCGATCAACGAAATCATTTTTTCGTCGCGTTCGATGCGTTGTACGTACAACTTCAAACCTTCCGGCATTCGTGGGTCGTACGAAATGAAGTCCGCGTAACTTCGATTGGTCACATATAAGTTACCTTGGATTTGGTAAGCGTGTTCGTCCGGCATCCCGTTAAGGATGGTGCGAACGTGTATGCCACTTGACCACGGGCATTTGATTTCGATTAACCCGTCTTTCCCAACCAAGCCGTCGGGCGATCCGCCAAACATCCGTTTTTCGTGAACCCACAAGCCGGTTTCCTCGACTTCGATTTGCCGCGACCATGCGTACTCGACGCGTGCAGCCGGTTCGTTATCCGTGCCGTGTTGCATTGCCGAGTTGGTAAAGTGCGGGACAGGTTGGCCGGTCAATCGCTCCGTGACGATTTCGATTAAATAACCATCACGCGCAGCCGACGACTTACCGGACTTCAAAAAATCGCATACGTCTTTAAGCCGCGACGACGTAACGCGACCCACGCGGGCAGACAACCAGTCGCCCGAACCCTGTTGAACGTCAATTAACCTATTCATAGTCACCGCCTAACCGACCCCGGCGGCACTTCCAATTCGGCGGCGGGACCGACGACCAGTCGTAATCCCGAAGCATTTTCTTTTCCCGTCTCGCCGCCCACAGTGCGATTAAAAGCACTGTACCGACGATTAAGATACTCACGATATAACGCATACTTTGATACCACCCTAGTCGACCCGTCTTCATCAATTACCGACACGAATTCCGACAGGTTCAAAAAGAATTCGTCTTCGTGCATTTCGGCTACTCCGTGTAATGCGTGTTTGGGTTGTCGCACGACTTACCGTCGCACGGAACCATCACCCCGGCGACGATTAACAGAATCAGTAATCCGATTGCTTGCGGCAACCAATCACGTTTTGTGTATTTGCGCTGCATGACTATTGCTCCGAAAGACGGGGCGGCTTGCGCCGCCCCTCTATGTTTAGAAACTTGGGTTGCGTTCGTTGTGCGTACCTTTGAGTAAGTACCACGTTTGATCAGCAATCCACGAAGCCGACAACCGACGACGATAGAACTTCGCGCCAGTGCTGGTCGTTATAACGCGAAAGTCTTTGCCGCTTACGCGTGTGATTGTGCCAGTCGGGTATGAGTCACCGTTAAAGGCACGGGACACTTCGTCGCCAACCTTCGGCACTTCGACTACATCAAAGCGCGGGCTGGTCCACTCGCCAGCATCAACCGCAACGAACACACGACCAGTGCCAGCGAAAAACGCGTTGGCGTCATTCGCAATTTGCTCTGCATCTTGAAACGAAACCATGTCGTTACGGTTGACACAGATTCCATCGGTTTCGTCGAACTTATGGCTCACGCCGACTAACTTGTTTTCAAAGTTTTTGTCGTAGATAAAGTTGATCATTTGTCTTGCTTCCCTAGTTACGAGCAGCACCGCGCCGCCCATGTGAGAATCATATACCCATGCGTGTAGGAAACTCAACATATTTAAACATTGACCATTCTGCGGTCACATTGGCCGGATGCGACCGGTTACTATTTGCGCCATGCCTAGCGTGAAAGACGTAATCGACCACTTCGGCGGATCACAAGCAGCAGCAGCAAGGGCGTTCGGGGTAACGCGTTTTGCCGTAGCCTATTGGGTCCGCACGAACCGATTACCCGCACGCCGGGTATATGAATTCCGCGAGATTCTAGGAAGGACTGTCGGGCCGTCCGTTGGCGCTACCCCGCGCTAGGCTGGTTACTCCTGCTAGCCCGGTTCGGCAGTCTTTCCGCTTTCGCGGTCGTTTTGGGGTATCGCTTTAGCGATTTGGAGTGTTTATGGTCATTAAACCGAAGAACTGGCGTCGTTTTCAGCATTACAAGGGTCGTCGTCCGCCATGGATTAAGTTGCACCGCGACTTACTCGACGACTACGAATTTGCTTGCTTGCCTGTTGCTAGCAAGGCGCTAGCACCGTTTTTATGGTTGCTAGCAGCCGAGGAAGAAGGGGGCGAGATTCATGGTCCAGCCAGCCGAATTGCGTTCCGCGTGCGACTTACGGAAAAGGAATTCATTTCGGCGCTAGTACCGTTGATTGAACACGGGTTTTTCGACGATGCTAGCAACACGCTAGCAACGTGCAAGCAACTTGCTACTCCAGATACAGATACAGATACAGATACAGAAACAGATATAACCCCCCCTACCCCCCCTAAAGCCAAAAAAGCCAAACCAGCCATACCGGATTGGTTTGCTCAATTCCGCGACCTATACCCGGAGCGGGCAGGGGATCAGGGCTGGCAGCGGGCGTTGAAAGCCGCCAACGCACGGATGGCCGAGGGACACACGCCGGGCGAATTTATCGAAGGCGCGATGCGGTACAGAGCGTTTTGCGAGGCGACCGGCAAACTTGGGACCGAGTACGTTAAACAGGCGGCATCGTTCCTAGGACCAGACAAGTCTTTTGCACTGCCATGGTCGTTACCGAAGACCAAAGCCGAGACGCAGCAGGACGCAAACGTATTGGCCGTGCAGCAGTGGTTAGCGCAATGACTAAAAACTTTTGGAAACGGGTATTAGCGGTTTTAATAATCGTTACTTCGCCGATATGGATTTTGCCGTACATGGTTGGCATGGCGCTTTTCTTATGGTTCGGGCTTGCCTATTACGACCTATGCAAATCGTTAGGGGTTGAGAAATGACCCGCGACGACATTATCCGACTGGCGAAAGAGGCTGGATTTGGTGAACTTATGGATGCTTGGCCGCTTCCACTTGAACGCTTCGCCGCCCTTGTTGCCGCAGCCGAGCAAAACGAATGTGAGAGGTTAAAACACGCGATGCGCGAGGCAATGTATTTGTTGGATCAACCAGAACCAATACCACACGCGGCGTTTTCAAAATTGCTGTGCGCTCTTAACCCTGACCTTCCATCGGCCATCCGTGCGAGGGGTAACAAGTGATGCGCGAGGAATTTATCCCCGCCACGAAGCCACGCGTGCGATTCTGGAAATCAAAAGACGGTCGTGCGTATGCGTGGTACGTGTACGCATTGCCGCAGGGCCAAAGCGACGACTGGCAAAACTTCGTACAGGTAAACGACTTTGATTTCGAGAATGACGCAAAACAACTGGTCGAATCAATTAACGAAAACGGCGGGTTTACTCGCCACTACGCGAGGTAACAATGGAAGTCTCCGACAAAATCGAAATGTCACGCGTGCTGTTGGGACTAGCCGCGATCATGCCGAACGCGAAGGTAACGCCAGAGGCACTCGAAGTTTGGTTCGGTGCTATGCGCGATTGGGACATTGCAGACTTTCGCGCAGCGGCGAGTCACTTGGCGAAAACGTGTCGCTTTATGCCGACCCCGTACGACTTCGAGCAAGTACGCAAGGCAGGGACGACGACCAGCGCCGAGGCATTCGCGCAAGCGTTAGCGCATTGCGCTAGTGGCCAATGGCGACAGGTTCCGCATCCTGACCGCGCAATCGAACTGGCCGTGCAGGGACTAGGCGGTTGGCGTGCGCTGGCATTCTGCGAGGAAGACAAAACGCATTTCCTCGAAAAGCGGTTTGCAGAGCATTACGCCGAACTGACCGACAAGCGCGATACGATTGCGGCGTTGCCCGGTATCGTGAATGCGCCGAAGTTGGCAGGGCCAGCGCCAGCGGATCGACTGCTAGGGCGGTTGCTCGACGCATGATCCGTGGCACGGAATTATTGGCGGTCGAGTTGTGGATCAGCAAAAGGTTGGTCGAGCATGGCGTACCGCACATAACCGCAGGGCTAACGGATGCCAGAATGCGTCGGGAGCGGATCAGGCAGGGTATCGTCGACAACGGACTATCGGCGGTCATTGTGGGACGGAACCCGAAGGACCGGAAACCCGAAACATACGCACAGTTGTTCGAACGGGTATACGGAATGCGATTAAACGAAAGCAGAGGCGATATATGACACTTGAAGCGCCGGGGGTAGGGTTTGGTATAGGGGACGACGGAGAACGCCGTACAGAGCGTTTACGGACGAAACCCGCATTTGACGGATTCGCACTGGTCAAGAGTGCATCGGGCGGGCTGTACTGGACCGGAGAACTTAACGTCGGTATCGGTCACGGGCCAATGTGGACCCGCAGCATCGAACGCGCACGTATCTTCGAGACTAGGCAGGATGCCTACGCCGTCGCCAGTTGCATTACGGATTTGCAGGAATGCCGACCCGTGAGCGTCACTAAAGCGAAGCCGCACCGTGTTTCGCGCTGATTGGGGGTTATGTGAAAAACCTTATAAACGCTGTCCTTCGTGCGGTATTGAATCTCCCGGTGGGCTTGTCTGCAAAAGTTGCAATCGAGCCGCCAAGCACGGACACGTCAACGCGAGGCAATGTACCGAATGGGCGAAAGACAAAGGCCCGTCACGTTTCGAAAAGCAAAAGGCAATCATCTATAAAATTTATCGGAACAAGAAAAAGATCAAAGCGTTAAGACCACTAGTCGACGAACTTAACAAGGCCGTCGACATAGGACGGCTAACAGCGCATTGGTGACACATGGACCACATTAACCCACAGCATTACAAGCAGGACATAGAAACCGTCGACTTCATGCGTGCGAACGCTAAAAGCGACGAACACTTCGTCGAGTTTTGCCGACTAACCGCGCTAGGCTATATAGCACGCGCAGGACGCAAGGAAGGCAACCCGATAGAGCAAGACGCAGCCAAAGCGATATGGTGGTTGACGTGGCTAACTGGAAACGATCCGCGAAAAAGTGGCTCTGGCTAATGCGTCACGCGATGCGCCGAGACTTAAACGATGCCGAGATAACGGAAGCCGTTAAACAAGCGGGCTTTAGCGTGATCGACTACACGAAAGCCGGAATCGGTATACCGGACAAACTCGCCATTAAGCCGCTACCGCATCCGAACGGCATTGAAGGAACGCATTTCTTCATCTGTTGGCTGGAGATTAAGAGCAAACACGGCAAACTGTCCGAAGGCCAACAAGCCGCACGCGCGGTATGGGAGCCACGCGGCGAGTGGATCGAAGCACGTACACCGGAACAGACCGTGCGTGACTTGTGGGAACGCTACAACGCCAAGATTAAACCCGAGTACGCACGATGACGCTGGAATGGACACGCGTATTGCTGACGCAATGGGGGCGATGGTGCAGAGGTAAGCCACGCACGGGATACCCTACGGCGTCGGCGTTTTACTTCGCCAACATGGGCAGCAGACGAGGCGACAACAACGACGAACCGCCCGAGGAAGTGCAGTTAATCGAACGCGTGATATGCAAGATTCCGCATCACGATAAGCAACTGCTAACCATGCAATACGCATCGAATGGTCCGCTATGGATGAAGGCGATTCGTCTTAACCTGTCCCGTCGCACGTATAGTCGGCGCGTCGGCAATGCCGAGCAAAAGGTATGGCGTACCTTGTTGAGTATTGACGATGCCCCGAAAAACGGCTAAAAGCGGGCAAAATGGGGTAACGTGTATGCGTAACCCACGAATCAACCCCGACCGGCACACTCCACACGGTATTTTTTACGTTAAGGCCGACCACCGGGGTATCTATGCAAATCGACATACGCGCTGACTTACGGGACGTAGAAAAGTCGTTACGCAACTTGCGTAAGGATCAAATCCCGTTTGCGACGGCGTATGCGTTGACCAAGACGGCGCAGGAAGCGAAAAAGGATATCGAAGCGGACATTAAACGCGTGTTCGATAGACCTACGCCGTACACACAAAAAGCCGTGTGGCTGAAGGCAGCAACTAAGGCAAGACTATTTGCCAAGGTGTATTTAAAAGACGAATCGTTTAAAGGCGTGCCAGCGGATCGCTACTTGATCCACCAAATCCGAGGTGGCACAAGACAGTTAAAGGGATTCGAGAAACTGCTACAGCGATCAGGCGTTATGCCTGATAACTGGTATGCCGTACCCACAGCAGCAGCACCGCTAGACGCCTACGGGAACGTACCGGGTGGCGTGATCACTCGCATACTGTCGCAGTTGCAAGCATCACGCGATAGCCTAGCCAACGAAACGCCAGCATCGAAGCAACGTGCCATGCGTCGGCGTAACCGTCGACCATCACGCTACTTCGTCGCATACCCCGGTCGAGCAAGGACCGCGCACCTAACGCCGGGTATATATGAACGCGTCGGGTTCGGGTTTGGCGATGCCATACGGCCCATATTCATTTACACGAACACAGCACCGAAGTACCGCAAGCGATTGAAGTTTGACGAGACAGTGC